CCAGATTCTTATAATGGACATTCAATTGCTAGATGTATTAAAAAGAGTAAGACAGTAACTCTAACAACTGGAGGATTACCTTCACAAACAACTCCTTGGGATTTGAGTGTTATTGTTACTCCATTAGCTCAGCAAAGTACTTTCATTGAGACAACCTCGAGGAAAAATAATCTGATTAAATGGAATCATTTAGCTACGGACATGTCATGGGGTGGAGTTATGATACAAGCACAACCCGCTTCTGGAACTAATTTTGTTTTTCCACCTGCAGCAGCTTCTCCAGTTATTCTTGGTTCAATGGAGTTATCTGATGAAGATTTAGCTGATAACATGAGGGTTATAGGTATTGGAATGGAAATTCAGGATGTCACTGCAGAATTGTACCAGCAAGGAACAATTACTGCATTTAGACAAAATCAGCCCCAAAAATTGAAAGAATTTTGGAATGGAACATGTACCACAGAGTTGATACCTCCAGTATTTCGGAGGATGCAAGGAACAGCACAATTGGTAAAATTGCCTCCTGCTTCTGTAGAAAATGCTCTTTTAATGCCTGATACAAAGCAATGGAAATCCAAAGAAGGGTGCTATATAGCCGTTGATTTCAATGATGAGAAAATTCCAATAGAATTACCTGAATATTCATTCGCTGTTCTAGCCCCTGATACCCAGGATGTCAGTATGGAAGTAGAAAATAACAATCTATGGTTTACAAAACCTTATGAAGTGGCTTTGTCAGATGACCATTTGGTTTCTGGAGTTACTACAACTTTCAGGGATTTTGGGTGTGAAGCTCAAAGAACTTATCCAATCCAACAATCAGGTGTGTTTGTAACTGGTGTTAATCCGGTTGCTGCCTTTAATATCCAAGTTATTTGGTATGTTGAATGTGCACCAGGATCTGAAGATCAAGAATTGTTGAGTTTATGTTACCAATCTCCAGCTTATGATCCAATAGCTATGAAAATTATTTCTGCATTAAGGCGTGATGCTCCGATTGCTGTTAAGTATCGTGAAAATTACACTGGACAATGGTTTTTT